AGGTATAGTTTCTAATATACCAAATTGAACAACGTGGCCTTTAGTTGCTGAATTTAAGTCCCTTGGATATTGCAATATGTCTTGTCTAAATGGATTATCAAACAAAGCACCTAAAGGACCCTTACTTGATAGGCCAGGAATTGATATACCAGCGATTGTACTTGGAATTGAGATAATAGCCATGGTTTACTCTTTATAATTGATATACATAGTATTTATGGCATATTCAGGACTATTCAAACCAAAACACCCAGAAAAATATGTTGGTGACCCCAATAATATTGTATATCGCTCGTCTTGGGAAGTCAGAGTGATGAGGTGGTTAGACGAAAACCCCAATATAATCACTTGGGCTTCAGAAGAATTACACATTTCCTACAAATCTCCAATAGATAACAGGTTTCACCGATACTTTCCAGACTTCATTGTTAAGATGAAAACTAGAGAAGGTAAACAAAAAACGATGATGCTTGAAGTCAAACCTAAAAAACAAACTAAACCACCTGAAATACCTAAAAGAAAAAGCAAACATTTTATTACTGAAGTCACCACATGGGGTGTCAATCAAGCCAAATGGAAAGCAGCTAAAGAGTTTTGTTTGGATCGTGGTTGGGAGTTTCAATTGATTACTGAGGACCACCTAGGTCTCTAACTAAATACTGTAATGGCCTCTATACTAACACAATTAGCACAAGAAAAATCTGCTGGCGAACTAAGAACCATGTCAAAGGACTCTTTGAAGTGGTTGATGGCCAAGATTGCTGATGTCCGTGGTGTAAGGGTTGCAAAAAGTATTTCAAATGAAAAAGTCAGGCAAGTAAACAAATTTATTTTAGGTGGATTATATTGTTTCTATTATAATCCTAAAGGTAAGACAGATTTGCCATATTATGACCAGTTTCCTATGGTACTGGCATTGGAAAGATATAATGATGGATTTTTAGGTCTAAATTTCCACTATTTACCTATTAAATACCGAGTGGTATTTTTGGATAAATTGATGAATTTCGCAATGATGGGTGATGCTGGAGAAATTATGCGTATGAGAGTCACCTATGATATTTTAACTGCGTCCAAGCGTCTAAAAGAGTTTAGACCGTGTATTAAAAGATACTTATCCTCACATATACAGTCTAAAATACTTACCATCCAACCAAATGAGTGGGATATTGCCGCTTTACTGCCTTTACAACAATTTAAGGGTGCTACAGCACCTGAAGTATGGCAAGATTCAGTAGACGAACTAAGGAAAAACTAAATGGCAGGTTCAATTAACGAATTTAAATCCAGTTTCAATAAAGACTTGGCAAGATCCAGTCGTTTTGATGTTAATATTAATATTCCTTTAACAATGATACCATACTTTAACTCCGCTAGGAGATTGAATTATCGGTGTGATAGTGCTAATTTACCTGGTAGAACTTTGGGTACGACAGACCAAAAAACTTATGGACCAATAGAAAAATATCCATATATGACAACATATAATGATATGTCACTCACATTTATTGTTGATGATGATATGAGTCAAAAAGTGTTCTTTGATGCTTGGTTGAATTATATCAATCCACAATATAATAATAACTTTAGATATAAGAGTGATTATGCAACAGTTATTACAATCAACCAATATAATGTAGCAAATGAATTAACTTATTCGTGTAATTTATACGATGCTTATCCTATTTCTATAAATCAATTAGATTTGAATTGGGCTGATGATAGTTTTCATAAAATATCAGTAGATTTTGCTTATACATACTGGCAGAATAATTCGTTACAAGCACTTGGTATGCAATTGGTTGATGCTGGAATTAATTCAATTGCTTCTGCTCTTGGTGGTGTATTGAGTGGTTCATCCGGTTCTTTGGGTGTGGCTTCAGATATTGAGGTCGGTATTGAAGGAAATAATAGGTTTAACAATACTGCAGAATTACCAGAAGAAGGATTTTCATAAAATGAAATCTTTATTTAATTTATATTAACTAGTGGAGTGAAAATAAAATGGCATTACCAAAAATTGATGTACCGATTTATGAAATTGAATTACCAGTTTCAAAGAAAAAAATTAAGTATCGGCCTTTCTTAGTCAAAGAGCAGAGAAATCTGTTGATGGCTATGGAATCTAGTGAAGCATCCACGATACAACAAAGTGTTCATGATATACTTTATAACTGTACCTTGACTGAAGGTATTGATATTGAAAAGTTACCAATCATTGATGTTGAATATTACTTTATTAACCTCAGAGCAAAATCAGTAGGTGAAGTAATTGAATCTAGATATAAATGTAACAATGAGGTAAACGAAGTAGTTTGTGGTAATGTGATGGAAAAAGACATTAACTTATTGGAAATTAAGGTTCAATCTAGTGGAGAAATATCACCAGAAATTCAATTGAATGATAAATTAACTATCAAATTAAAATACCCAGAATTTAGTATCATTAAAGATTCATTGAGGTATGATAATATCAATGAGGTAACATTTAATATGATTGCTAATAGTATTGAATACATTTATGATGGTGAACAATTTTATTATGGTCATGAAGCACAACCAAATGAAATGTTGGAATTTGTAGAAGGTATGAATCAAGAACAATTTGCAAAAGTAGAAAACTTCTTTAATAATTTACCAAAACTAAAAGAGACATTAGATATAACTTGTAGTAAATGTGGTTTTCAACATAAAATTGATGTGGAAGGCCTTGAAAGTTTTTTCGTTTAACATTTCGTCATGACAACCTGAAGAATTACTATAAGACTAACTTTTCTATGATGCAGCACCATAAGTATAGTCTGTCTGAACTTGAAAATATGATACCTTGGGAAAGAGATATTTACATTTCTATGTTAATTTCGTTTATTGAAGAAGAAAATCAAAAAATAAAAGAAAAACAAAGAAAGTAAATGTCAATATCAAGTGCACTTAAATCAACCGTATCAGCATTGACTGGATTTGCTGGTAACACCGCACGTGTGCTTGCCGGGTTAAGTGTTCCTGGAAAAAATGCTAGTGACACTCAAAGCCAATACACCGAAACATTATCTTCTTCTACCAAAATTCTTGGTTCTATTTTTGAGCATTTACAAAAAGTTAGAGCTCAAGAACTTGAAAATAGACTAAACCAAGAAGAAAGTAATAAAATAAATTTTGATGCTGAAGATAAATTTGCTAAAGAATTAATTAAAGCTTTATCTGTTAGAAGAAAAAAATTAAAAGCTCCTGTTGCACCACCATCAAAGCCATCACCTACAACTCCTAGTGCTCCGGTCGCACCAGCATCTTCAGCAAAGCCACCAGTAACTACTCCTTCTAAACCAACAGCACCATCATCTTCCACAAAGCCATCACCTACAACTCCTAGTGCGCCAGTTTCACCACCATCTTCAACAAAACCAACAGCGCCTACTACTAGCACTCCGGTTGCACCACCATCTTCTAAAAAACCACCAACAACTGAAGCAATAAAACCAGTTGAACAAGTAAAACCTAAAGTTGAACCGCTAAAGGTAGAACCAGCGCCAGTTGCAGCACCAAAACTTAAAGTTGAACCCGCACCAGCACCAGTTGCACCATCACCAGCCGCACCAGTACCAGCACCAGTTGCACCATCACCAGCCGCACCAGTACCAGCACCAGTTGCAGCACCAAAACCTATGTTGCCAAAACCTTCAACTTCTACAACAACTGCAGCTGCAGGAGCAACTGCTGGAGCAGCTGCTGGTTTATCTTTAGCTTCGTTGGTTGATAATCCTACAGGTAAAAATATTACCGATATAAATCCAGAATTTGCTAAACGAATGAAAAATGCTGCGGCCGCATTTAAGGAAGAAACAGGAAAAAAACTTTACATAACTTCTGGTTATCGTTCAAATGACGAACAAAAAATTGAATATGATAAAGCTCTAACGAAATTTGGAGGTGACGCAGCCAAAGCTAGAAAGTACGCAGCAGAACCTATGCCACCATTAGGTAAAGGTAAAGGTAGTAGTCACCTACATGGTCTTGCCATGGATGTTAATAGTCTTGGTGATGCTGCAATTGGTAGAGTGGCTGGAAAAACTGTCAAAACTGGTGATGTAGTAAGTTTTAATTCTACGGGATGGTTAGAAAAATTTGGTTTATATAGACCTATGAGTTATGAACCTTGGCACATTCAATTAATGGGTTCAGCTCCTAAACCAGATGCACCTTTAGGTGTAGCAAAAATACCAGGTGATAATGGTGTTAGTGTTGATCCTCAGGATGGATCAACGATTAATTCTTTATCACAAGAAAATACTGATTTGAAAAAGGATCTAAAACAAGCTGGAAGTATTATTACAAATAATATTACAGAAAATAGTAATGGTGAAACAACCAGAGTTGTTAGTTATAATAAACCTAGTGATACTCCACCACACATAACAAAAGGTCAAGGTGCTCAAGAAGAAACAAATGACACTAATGATAAATCTGCTTACGCAAATAAAGTTTCATAATGTCAATATCAAGTGCACTTAAATCAACCGTATCTGGCTTAATTGGATTTGCTGGTAATACCACCCGTGAACTCTTTGGATTAAAAAATCCAACCAAACCAGATGATGATTCTACATATTCTGAAACATTATCTTCTTCTACCAAAATTCTTGGTTCTATTTTTGAACAAATGCAGAAAGTAAGAGCTCAAGAACTTGAAAGTAAAAGTAATGAAGAAAAAAACAAAAGTGATAAAAACAAACAAGACGATAAATTCAATGAAGAATTAATTAAAGCTTTATCTGTTAGAAGAAAGCCTGAGAAAAAAAGACCTGTTGAAAAAAAAGAAGAACCTACTAAGAAAGCTGAAGAAAAGAAGGAAGAAGTTAAACCAACTGAGAAAAAAACTGAAGAAAAGAAGGAAGAAACCAAGCCAAAAGTAGAAGAAAAAAAGATAGAAACAAAACCAAAGGTAGAACCAGAAAAACCTAAAGTTGAAGCACCAGCTGCACCACCAAAACCTAAAGTTGAAGCACCAAAGGTAGAACCAGCACCAGCTGCACCA